TCGATGCGGCATCGCGCCTTGAGTCTAACTCTGTTTTTACCGCGATCTGATAACTCTTTAACAACTCAGGGTATCCGCGAGAGTCCAGCAAACGATGGTTTAAATGCTCTCTCGTGATACATACAAATGGATATCTGCCCTCATCGTACCCGATAGGCTCATGGAACCCAGCCTCTTCCATCTCCTCGGTCCAACAGGTCTTGGTAACCACAGGCACATCATCTTCGTCCAATTCCTTACGATAAGTAGTGATTACTTTGATCAAACCTTCGTAGTGCTGACTCCCGTAGTTGTTTCCATAGTCATACGACATCATGGAGTCGCTGTAACGCTCCTCCTCGAAAAAGTCTTTTGCGAGTTTTATCGCTTCCTCTATCCAGTCGGCATCCCATCCCTCATTGACCTTCTGCTTTAAGGCTTCAGGCGTGTAATAGTGAATACAATGAATTGACCTGGCACTTTCCAAATCGATCACATTGCTGTCCACTATCAATTCGCGCCCAAGCTCATACGCTTTAACTGCGGGGCGATTAACAACCATCTTTTCAGTCGGAATTTCTGTCTCACCTGTTTCCCGAAGTTCCTTGAGCATCTTCTTGACCCTACGCTTCTTCAGCTTTGGGAACATTGGATAGAACATCTCCTCGACCCCTTCCTTCATGTCGGGATCTTCAATAGCCAAAGCCAATTCGGGTGACTGCTCCTCTATCTGTGCCAAGCTTATAGGCTCAAACTTCCTAGTCTTCTCCTGCTTCCAGTATGTGCCAAAGAAAGTAAGGCCGTTCTGTAACAAATAATTAGCACCTATCGATGCTTCCCTCATAAGCTCATCCATCGTACCCATCCGCCAACGCAAAAACTCACTCACCAGCTTGGCTGATGCAATGTCGCCCGATTCAACCGGGGCGGCGACCAGGTTGGCCTTAGTCAAAGACTGCACCAAGGTAGCCACATCCCCATCAATCAGAGGGTTTATAAGGTTGGGATCGAGGTCACTTGCGCCGTCCCACGGGAAGGCTTCAGGTCCACTCTTTTTGCCATCTCCAGACTTACCCGCCCATTCGTTAAAGCGAACCTCCCGAGCATCCTCGGCTTTATCCATCCACCATGACAAATTAGTCCTTGCTCTTTCGTAATCTTTTTTAAGCCCATCCACATCGGGCTTGTCCTCAAATATCTGTACTTCGTTTTCCATTTTAACTTTTTAAGTTTAGCATTTTATTTCTTATTTTTTTCAGGGCGTTCTGCTCGATTCGATGCAATGTGACTGCCGATGCTCCCACAAAATCCGCAATCTCCTCCAAGGTCATAGGTTCAGGATCATGCCCCTCTTCCATTAATTCCAATCCACTCTCCACCACCATTTCACGAAGCATGGCATCGATTCTCCGATCCATAGCCTGCGGAGACTCAGACCAATCGGTACAGGTTTTCCTCACCCTCCACCTTCTTTACTAATATTTTACTTTTCGGAGGGTGGTTATTAAGTGGCCTCTTTACGCACACACCCACACCCTCACGATCATCAAAATAAATTCGCATTAATCGAGGGTTAGGCACAGGGCCTAATACCCGAGCTTCAATAATCGATGGTTTAATCACTACAGGCTCTTCCTTAACCTCCTGGCCATCCTCCTTATACACCCTCTGTACCGTTGCCCGACTAAATCCCGATTCCTTGGCGACCTGTGGCCATGTTTTACCACTTTCACGAAGTCTGACGATCTCCTCGCGATTCTTAGGCATTACCTTTTTTACTTTCTTTTTAATAACTCCCTCCCCCAGTTGAGATTAATTCCTCCTCATCAAAATATTCAAAGTTTCCCACAGCGAACATTCTCACACAGTCCACATAGTCCTTTGCCGGATGCTTCAAATCACCAACCTGATATTCCTGCATACAAGCCACAAGGTTCTGACATTCATCCGAAATCATCAACTTGGGATGATTCTCCAATCCCATCTCCTTTGTCCGATCCCATGCCAGCAAATTATTAATCGCCTGTAATCCAGTCTCGATGTCCAACCCCCCCGCAGGGTTTACCGGCAAGCCCTCATCCGCTAAATCATCAATGATATTAGAAGATCCTTCCGACTTCTGATAACTCGCCGCTCCTAAACGAGGGTCAATTATACGATCCACCATCCGATCACCCTCCATTCTCCGAATAACCTCCGCATAATCCCGTAAACCAAACCCATTCGGCTGGGCGGCCTCGCCTGGGCTAACCTTATCTCCCTTCGTCATATCAATCCATCCACCATAAGTGTCAAAATCAGGAAACTCCTTAACCGCCCAGGCTACCCCATGTGGATCAATCCCAAATAATACCATCGTCCAGGGCTTTGCCCCCGCAGGGTCTATCGAAAGTACCCACGAGGCATCCGCATCGTCCGCCATGACAGGCACATCCTTCGCCTGCACGATGTTCTTGTCGGAAAAGGCGGGAAACACAGTCTTTGACGCTTTAACAGGCACTCCATACGCCCGACAAAGGATGGTTTCACGCTTTTCGCCCTCCAATTGTGTCTTCATCGCCGACCAACCGCCAAAGGGATTCGCCGCTGTGTGGAAATAAACGACTGAACTAGCTTTTCTTAGTGGTTGTTGGACCAATGGAACCTCTTCACCGTCCAAAAGGTCAGCTTTTGTCGATTCCACAGTCTTAGCCCCCGTCAGCATACTCTTTACTACCGAGTTCCATCCGTCCACAGCGGTGAAGGATATTATTCCCTTGGAATTTCGGGTAACTGTTCTAAAACGAAGAGTCTCCACCCACGGCATTGGCACAAGCTCGTCCGCCCAGTACCCAATGTTGTGGGTGCCGTTGACCGGCTCTTGCGGAACTCCTATCTCTCCGCCCTCAATTGTGCTGATATCTTGCGACCAATTGCGAAAAATACACTCGGAGCGGTTAGGCAGAGTGAATTTAGCCGCAGTAAAGCCATTTCTAAGCGAATACATGACATATCCGACTTTACCCCTACCTAGTGTCTTTAATTCTTTAGGTAATGCATTAAATACAAGCTTCTGCTGGAACTGAATGCTATTGGCTGATGTCTCAGTTAAGCACCAAATGATCGTGCCAGGATTCTCAACGAGGCATTGGACAACTCTACGGGCGCAAAAATGGCTCTTTGAACTCCGATTACCCCCCATAATGAGAATTTCCTGGTGTTCCCTTAACTGCTCATCTGCTCTCTTCCATATATCCAACTCAAAACCATGCCGGTAAGGATCTTCTTTCTCATCCTTAATGGCCTTCTCCCTAGTCTCCCAATAAGCGAGGATCTTCTCAGGCGACATCCGCAGCATCTCCGACTTGCTGAGTGGCGGGATGGCGGGATGCGGTGACCATTCTAGTGGCATGGCTTAATGATAGCAGATTATCAGTTGCGGGTAACCTCGGGGCGGGCAATTTGTTGAAATTTTTTTGTGGCTAATAATCGGTCGCGGTGGCCGGCGGGGCGGTTCGCCGGACCCCCTCCCCCCCTACCTAAATGGAAAAAATGTAATAAAAATTATTGTGCGTACAATCAAAAATGTTCCGTAAGTAGCTGATTTATATTACTATGTGTAAAAAATCTGATTTTTTTACGGGTTCGTCTAATAATGATTATGTCTAATTAGACTTGCCTCGAGGCTTATTGAGAATACTTTCTCAAATTACTACACCGATTGATTCGATGCCTACAACAAGACCAAGAAAAGTCGGATATGCTGAGAACCTTCCAGCTAATCTAAAGACAGAAGATGTCTGCCCTGCTATCTTTACTGGTCAACAGCTTTACGATCAAAGGCCAAAGGATTATGCCCAGGTCGTTCAAATGTTAGCTCAAGGGGCAACGATCAAACAAATCTGTAAGTCTTGTAAAGTTTCACCCCATACTGTCTCGATTGTTAGATCACGGGAACAAGAGACGCTGAAGGACTCCAAAAAGCATTTAAGAGCCTTAATAGGTACTGCGACTCATCTTGCCGTGGAAAGCCTTATAACGAAGCTACAGGATGATGAGATACCATCAGGAGTCCTCCCAATCGCTACCGGCATCTTGATCGACAAGCATCGCCAGTACGAAGGTGAGCCGACCCAAACCATCGAGGTGAAGAAATCTCTTAGCCTGGATGAAATCCGAGCCGAGCTTGCGAACCTAAAGAATGAGCAGGTCATTGAAGCAGAGGTGCGCGATGTCGAACCTTCAGCATGAATGGCGCTGGATAATCGCCCTGTTCTTCTTTTTCTTAGAGCGGGATATGATTATGGATCTCTGCTTTGCCTTAATTGAGATCGTTATCCGCCTGACCGCCTGACCTGCAATCTTTGGATTGGCTGGTTGGCTGTGTCGGATATTTGTTAGGCTGTGTCGGATATTTGTTAGGCTGTGTCAGAAACTTATCTTGGTAGGCTGTGTCAGATGCATATAGGTAATATCCCTGAGATACCCTTTAAAGCCCCGTAGAGGACGCTGAGAGCGTTTTCCCTACCCCGCGAGTCTTCTGACTCATCTTTACGAGCCTAAAGCCTTTTAATCGCTTATTTCGATCACCCGAGTCTCTATAGGCATGGTGTAAGAGGCTTTTACGATGTACTCGATGCATTCTGTTATCCCGATGTAAATCTATTGGTTGAATAATCTGACTAGTAAACGCCTTTACGGCTAGGTAAGTGTAGTAGTTGTGCCCGGCAGGGCGGGCAACTACTACCTCTAGCCTTTTAGTACTAGTAGTCGTTGTATATATAAGGCGTTTACTACTAGTTTTGAGACAAAGTTGAGACAGCTATTTTTCGGTGTAAGAGTAAATGTTTTCTTTACCCTTTTGAGTCTTTAGTTCACTAATATTTCGGGTCTTTTTAATAAGATTTCGGAGCTTATCGGGGTGAATTTGTTCGCCTGTAGCTTCCTCCAGTTTGCTTCGGAGATTATTTAGACCCATAATCGAGTTAGGTTTTAGTAATTCGATCAGGGCTGTGGTGAGCTTATCGTTTAATCTTTTCGACTCTTTAGTCTGCCCTGGCTTTCTT